AGAAAATACAGCTACAAAACTGCCCTCTGGTAAGACGCTTCTTGATCCCTTTGTACCAGAGAATAAATTAGTTTTAGTATGTACAAAGAAAGATACAGGGGAGGAATCTTCCTTCTGGTTTGGACATTCTACACATAGTATGGAGAATGCTAAAGAACTTTTACAGAAGCAACTTGATGAGGCCACTGTTCTTATATGCCATAATGCACAGCATGAGTTAGTATGGTTGTGGGATACAGGATTTAAATATGACAATGCTGTGTTTGATACCATGCTGGTAGAGTATTTGTTTCAACGTGCAATGAAACAACCTCTATCTTTACAGGCTGTTGCTGAACACTATGCTTTACAAAATAAAAAGATGGATACTCTGTCTGACAATTTAAACAAAGGTATATCTGTAGATAATATAGATGGGGATCAGTTGCTAGAGTATTGTATGGCAGATGTACAAGCTACACAAGAATTAGCAGATCGCTTACGTAGAAAAATGTTTAGTAAAGACTATGCCCCTCTGCAAAATATAATTAATCTTACCAATGAATTGTGTATACTGTTGGCAAAAATATATTACAGGGGCTTTGCAATTAATAAGCAAACTCTATTACAAGTTAAAGAAGAATTTAAAAAGGAGCAGCAGGATATTAAACAGTCTCTTGATCAACAGACCCATGAACTTATGGGAGATACCCCCATTAATCTTGCATCACCAGAGCAATTAAGTATGGTTATATATAGCCGCAAGCCAAAGGGCAAAGCTACATGGTCAGATAACTTTTCTAAGTACATGAAAAAGAAAGACTTTATATCAATGGTAAATAACAATTCTAATATTGTATATAAAACTACAGCCATTCAGTGTAAGTCTTGCTTTGGTAGAGGATATAATTTAGCTATCAAGAAAGATGGTACTACAGGAAAAGCTAAACGTATTTGTAAAGCATGTAATCGTTCTGGTATATTGTATATTCCTAGTGATAGAATAGCAGGGCTAAAGTTTTCTCCTCCTGCTGCTAGTTGGGTAGCCAATCATGGTTTCAGTACCAGTAAAGTTAATATAGAAATGCTAGAGGAGGTTGCTAAACGAAGAGGCATGGATAAGGCTGAACAGTTTTTGTATAAAGTACGTAGGCTATCTGCTTTAGATACCTATCTATCTTCCTTTGTAGAAGGCATAGAAACTTTTATGAAAGATGATAGTAGATTACATGTTAGATTAATACAACACAGAACCACAACTGGTAGGCTGGCTTCTGATTCTCCTAACTTACAGAACATGCCAAGAGGACAGACGTTCCCAATAAAGAAAGTATTTCATTCTCGTTGGGACAATGGAAAGATTATAGAAGCAGACTTCTCACAATTAGAATTTAGAGTGGCGGCTTTCCTGGGAAATGATGAAGTTGCAAAGCAGGAAATCGCCACTGGAGTTGATGTTCACAGTTACACTGCTAAAGTTATTACAGAATCTGGACAGAAAACTTCTAGACAAGAAGCAAAGGCACATACCTTTGCACCACTGTTCGGTGCTACAGGATTTGGTAGGACATCTGCAGAGGCAGCTTATTATAAACAGTTCACTGATAAATACTATGGTATTGCTTCTTGGCATAGTAAACTTGCTAATGAAGTTATGTCTACAGGAATGGTAACTACTGTTACTGGTAGGCAGTTTGCATTTCCTAATGCACAGCGCAGACAAAACGGAGGCATAACCCACTTTACTGCAGTGAAAAATTATCCAGTACAATCTTTGTCTACTGATATAGTACAAACTTTATTACTATTGGTGGAACAAAAGATGCGTAACGCTTGTCTAAAAAGCTTGATTGTTAACAGCGTTCATGATAGTGTAGTGATAGACTGCTTTCCATCAGAAGAACAGGAGGTTTTAGCTTGTGTTAAACAAGCAGAGAAATTTTTAGACAGTTGTTTACACTCTAGGTTTGGAATAGAATTTGATATTCCTCTTGAATTAGAATGTAAGATAGGAAAAAACTGGATGGAGATGCAAGATTATGGTTGACATTTTTAGTAAAATGGATATACTGGTGCAACTATTTTTTAACTAGAGAAAGGAAAAACTTATGGAAACAAATGTTATTACTATGGATACGGCTAATTATGATGTACTTGCAGAGACTATGGGTATACCCCAAGAAACTGCTGCTCCATCTTCTCGTTCAGATTCTATTTGTAGAATGAGGATATGGCATCGTGGAATAATGGGTACCGTTGAAAAGAATGGAAAGACCAGACAGATGGAGATAGTTCCCGGTGGAACCTATCGTCTTGATGATGGGTCAGGAGAGTTAAAGTACTGTGAAGAGCTTAACTTCCGCCCATTTCTTCAGAGGTATAGGTATAATCGTTGGATGCCTTATGCTACCCTTGATTCTTATGGTCGTAAAGGTAAGTACGTTAAGTCTGTTTTTACCCATGATTATAAAACATTTAACTCATCTGATATTATAGATGAGAATGGTGGCTTTAATTGTGGTCGTCCTTCTGGTTACATTAAAGAATGGAAGGAAGTTCCAGAGGAAACTCGTAAGTTAATTACTTCTGTTAAAAGAGTTCGGGCTATCTTTGGGACAGTTCAATTTGATTCTTATCTTAATGATAAGGGAGAGACTGTAGACACAGACGGCATTCCTGTACCAGTTATCTGGGAGATAGAAAACAATGATGCCTTTAAAATTATGGGAGGTGCGCTAGTTAAGTATCGGGAAGCTGGAAGGCTATTTCCACAGCATGATATATCTTTATCTACTGAAGGTGCGCCAATGAGTAATGGCAACATGCTATACCAGCCTGTTCCTACTGTTAATCTAACAAAAGAAATTAAGTTAGAACAACCGAAGGACAGTGAAACCCTGATGTATTTCCAAAACTGGGTAGATAATTATAACAAATACATAAAAGAATCCTATGACCAGAAAGCAAATCTGTCATCGTTCTCTGCAGAAGAAGCAAAGGTTATTGATTCTTTTGTTGATGTAGAATAAGGATAATACAATGGAAGTAGAACATCCTGTAGAATTTTTAGTACATACTTATCTTGACGATGTTCGTGAAGGTAAGGCTACTATGTCTGAAGAAAATATACAAGGTGTTGTAAAGCATGTGGAAGAAGCAGTACGTAGACAGTTTAATAAAAGAGAAACCAGAGGTTCTTTTCGTCTACGGGCAAGCAATATTGGTAGGGCTACTTGTCAACTTTGGTTTCAAAAGAATAAGCCTGAAGCTGCTACTCCACCTGCCTCTAATTTTTTATTACGTATGATGATCGGAGATATTACCGAAGCTGTCTTTAAGGGTGTTCTTAAAGAGGCAGGGGCTACGTTTGAAGAGCCAGAAAAAATAGAGACTGAGATTGGTAATGAAAAAATCTCAGGAGAATATGATCTGGTGCTTGATAATAAGGTAGATGATATTAAATCTGCCAGTCCTTGGAGCTATAAAAACAAATGGTTGGACGGTGATCATATAGAAAAGAATGATAGCTTTGGATATGTAGGACAGTTAGCTACGTATGCACAAGGTAAGGGTGTAGAACCGGGGGGATGGTGGGTCATAAATCATTCTTCCGGTGAATTTAAATATGTAAAGTATACAAGTGATACACCCACTGTCATTAAAAAATTAGAACACACCGTAAATAAACTAAAAGAAAATAAATTCCATAGATGTTACAAGCCTATTAAAGAAACTTTTTATGGAAAAGAAACTGGTAGTCATATACTTAACACAGAGTGTAGGTTCTGTAATTTTAAGTATGCTTGTTGGGGTGATGCCTTGAAAGCTGAAACATCTAGAGTAAGTAAAGCCAAGGTAAAGCCTACAGTATTTTATATAGATATAGAGAAAGGAGATAATATCAATGAGCAACAATGAAGAAGCAAATGTATTTGGAGACATGTCAATTGAAGACTTACAGGAAACTGTACAAGAAATGTCTGTTCAATTACGTGACGCCAAGGCAGCATTAAAAGAAAAAAGATTATCAGGAGTTCGCATTGCACTAGACGCAAGGCGAGAAGCTGATGTAGAGTTACAAGAGGAACTAAAAAAGCTGGGATATACATATCGTACTAATACAATTTCTGATGTAGCCCACCCATTCTTTCGACGGTTCTAATTTTATTTTTACTCAACAGGGGAGGGGCATAGTTCCTCCCCTTTTATTTGGAGGATATTATACATGACAAAATACAAACCTTTCGATAGAAATTTATATGCTCTTGCAGATGAAAAAGGAAAGGGTGTAGTATCTTATTTACTAGAAAAGGAAGGACATAATATTACAAGTACAAAAGAAAATTATAAGTGTGATATTGTCACAGAAAAAGATGGTACTGTGTACAACTCAGAGGTAGAAATTAAATTTTCTTGGAAGGAAATCTGGCCTGATTCATGGGAGGAGATACGTATCCCATATAGGAAAAAGAAATTACTTGATAAAGAAAATCTTACCTTCTATGTACTAAGGGCTGACTGTAAACAAGCATGGAAAATAGACGCAGATGTTCTTAGAAATAAAGCTACGGTTAAAGAAGCAAGCAACAGGTATGTCAGAAAAGGGGAGAAGTTCTTTCACATTCCCGTGAAACATGCTTTGCTTATAGATATGGTTTGATGTATAATAAAAAAGGATATCGTAAAGCAAGACTGAAAGGGTTTCGTTCTGGCCTTGAACAGGTTGTAGCTACACAAATTACAAAAGAAAAACATACTCTACGTTATGAGACTACTAAAATACAATGGGTAGATTTTTCTATTCGATCTTATACTCCTGATTTTATTCTTGATAATGGTATAATATTAGAGGTAAAAGGATTTTGGTCTACAGCAGATAGAAGAAAACATATAGAGATTAAGAAACAACATGATACTTTGGACATAAGATTAGTCTTTGAGAATAGTAAAAGGAAAATAAGAAAGGGATCAAAGACTACTTATGCCGCTTGGTGTGAGAAGAAAGATATAGTATACTGTGACAGAGTAATTCCTCGCACTTGGCTACAAGAAAATTTAATCTATATGCCACCCAATATTATAACTGTTGAGAGGACAGAATATAATGATGTACATAAATGAATATGTAAAGGAAGATGATTTTATTATTATCATAAGACCAGTGAAACAAGATATGTCTGAAGAAGACAGCGAAGAATGGGGAGGAGAAGTACAGGTATCTATAGTAGCCAATGAAAAAGAATCTTCGTTAACCGAAGAAGAGTTTGGTAACATGATTATGCTCTGTAACTTTGCGGCAGCAGCTATTCCTGCTACAGAAGAGAACGTACTTATAAGAGAACTAATACAAAGTTATGTTGAAAAACATATGTTGTTGCCTATATCAGGAAAAATAAGAGAATTAAATATATTAACTTTAGAATCTGACACAGAAGGAAATGCATAATGGAAGACCAAGATATAGTATATGAAGATTTTTCTACACAAATGAGGAGGCCAAAGCCAGACCCTAAGTATTCTGCAGAATACAATACGGACAATGTTAATAGTCCTATTCACTACAATAAAAATAGTCATGGTATCGAATGTATACAGGCCATTCGTGCAGCCCTTACTGATGAAGAGTTTAGGGGGTACTGTAAAGGCAATGTATTAAAATATACCTGGAGAGAAAACTATAAAAATAAAGTAGAAGACCTGGAGAAAGCCTCTTGGTATTTGAATAAATTAATTGAGAGTATTAAAAAGTGAAATTAAAAGCACGAGTATCTATTGTTTTAGAAGTGGATGAGGATGAATTTCCTATGCCTGTTGATGGTGATCCTACAGAAGAGCTAGAAGATATGTTATCAGAAGTATTAGAACATCTTGATGGAACACAAGTTTTAAATTTAAGGGTAAAATGTACGGGAGGACGTATAGATGACTGACTTGATGAGTAACTATCAAACAATTATTGCCATGTCTCGTTATGCTAGGTGGATGGAAGAAGAATCTCGTAGAGAAATATGGGAGGAAACAGTAACAAGGCTACTAGATTTCTACAAATCTTTCTTGTATAAAAATCATAAGCATTCTATGAGTAAGGAAATGTATACAGACTTGTATACTTCTATAGTATCTATGCGGGTTATGCCCTCTATGAGGGCTATGATGACCGCTGGGCCAGCATTAGAGCGCAACCACATAGCGGCATACAACTGCAGCTACTTGCCTGTGGATAGCCCAAGAGCTTTTGATGAGTGTTTATATATTCTTATGCATGGTACTGGAGTTGGGTTCAGTGTAGAGAGGCAGTACATCTCCCAGCTTCCAAGAGTTCCAGATGAATTTGAGGACAGTGAAACTACTATTATAGTTCAAGATTCTAAAGAGGGTTGGCATAGAAGCTATAAAGAATTACTAAACTTATTATATGCTGGCATGGTTCCTAAGTGGGACATGACTAAGGTGCGTCCTGCCGGGGCCAAGTTAAAAACTTTTGGAGGTAGAGCCAGTGGTGCTGATCCTCTACATAATCTATTTGTATTCACAGTTAATACCTTTAAGAAGTCTGCTGGCCGAAGATTGTCCAGCATAGAGTGCCACGATATTATGTGTAAAATTGCTGATGTAGTTATAGTAGGGGGAGTACGTAGGTCTGCTTTAATTAGTCTATCTAATTTATCTGATGATCGTATGCGCCACTCCAAGTCTGGCTCATGGTGGGAGACAGAGCCACAAAGAGCACTATCAAATAACAGTGTATGCTATACTGAAAAGCCTGACATAGGTACATTCATGCGAGAGTGGGTTGCTCTATATGAAAGTAAGTCTGGTGAACGTGGTATCTTTAATAGAATATCAGCACAGACACAAGCTGCCAAGTATGAAAGACGGGATGCAGATGTAGACTACGGTACTAATCCTTGCAGTGAAATCATACTGCGCCCCAAACAATTCTGTAATCTTTCAGAGGTTGTGGTTCGTGAAGATGATACAGTAAAAACATTACATAGAAAGGTAGAGCTTGCTACTGTACTTGGAACAATACAATCCTGTTTCACAGATTTTAAAAGTATAAGTAAACAGTGGACTCGTAACACAGAAGAGGAGAGATTGCTTGGAGTATCATTGACAGGTATCATGGACAATAAACTATTGTCCAATAAAACTAAGGATGATTTACCTGTAGTTTTAAATGAGCTTAGATTGACAGCATTAAAAACAAATGAGAAGTGGGCTAAGATATTTAATATCGAACCCTCTGCTGCTATCACTTGTGTCAAGCCAAGCGGTACAGTCAGTCAACTTGTCGATGCTGCCAGTGGCATTCATCCACGACACAATCCCTATTACATAAGAACAATAAGGGCAGACAAGAAAGACCCACTAACACAGTTCTTAATTGATCAAGGCTTTCCACATGAAGATGCAACAGAAAAACCAGACAGCCTGACTGTCCTATCCTTTCCGTTTCAATCTCCTAGTGGAGCAATAAC